AGTCGAAGCAGAGGGCCCAGAGGGCCAATCATAATTTACTTTGTATGTACTAGTGTCGTGGTAGTACTGGGACATGCTTGCCCCCCAACCCAATTTGTCACGGATTGAACCCATACTTACAGCTTGCGTACCCTGATTGTTCCAAGGTGTAGCAGACATTCTAATTAAAAACAAGATATTATTCTTTAATAATGTACTCGGTCACTAGGAACATAATATCACTTGAACATGCTGATATTTTGGCTTCTATTATCCGGGCACAAACTGTGAAAAAAGGTGATTCGAGTGTTGTTGGTTCTTACTCGTATTATAATTTACCTGAAGTGAATATACTTTTAGGTCTTTTGTGTGAAGCTGTATCTTCTGTATGTGGAAAGAAATTGTTGCCTACATATTCGTATTCTCGAGTGTACAACAACGGAAATGAGCTTCATAAACACACGGACCGCCCCTCCTGTGAGTGGTCAGTCACAATCAACCTAAGTCAGGACGCGGCGTGGCCTATATATATGGATGGCACAGAACTCACTCTAGGTGTAGGCGACGGGTGTGTGTACCAAGGCTGTACTGTCGAACACTGGAGAAAACCTTTCGTGGGACAGGAGTACATACAAGTGTTCCTACACTATGTAGACCAAAACGGACCTTACAGAATAAATTGGTACGACGTGGAAAACAAAAAATCAACACCAGAAAGATGCACCTTCAAGTACATCAAACAAGACAACACATTCAATTGGTGGAAAATAGAAAATGTATTTAGTCCGGAAGAGTGCCAAAAAATTATAAATATTTTTAAGAATAATTTAAAAAAATCGACAGTGGGTGGGGGTGAAATTGCAGAAGGTGTCAGAAAAAGTAAAAATGTTTGGATACCTATGAATCAAGAGTATGATTGGATTTATCTTAAGATTTTCAAAGTTGTTGGGCACGCGAATGACAGTTTTTTCAATTTGGACATATCAGAAATAACTGAGGAGGTTCAGTTTACACAATATGAGTCGTCTGATTACTATAATTGGCATGTTGATGTGACCCCAGAGAATAAGAGAAAGTTGAGTGCTTCTGTTCAACTTTCAGATCCTTCCGAGTATGAAGGCGGGGAACTTGATTTTGGTCAAGATGGTGGAACAGCGGACAAAAATCAAGGAACCGTTATTGTTTTTCCTTCCTATATGACCCATAGAGTAAAACCCGTCACACGAGGAGTTAGGTACTCGCTTGTGACATGGATTGCTGGACCTCCTCTTCGGTGACAGTAGGAACAAGTATATAACATTCATCTATCCACCACTTGAAAGAAAATGTATTTGGAAATATAGCCATAGATCCCGGAACAGGATGTAATTTCGCACATTTATGTCTAAACACTGTAGATTCTAAAAATATAATTACATATGCAAATTGAGGAAACAAAATAACTTTAGAAATTTCACTAGATTTTATGACTGTAAAAGACGGTGCACCTTGGTGTACAGAGACATTAGTTCCCATTTTTTCGTGGTACCCAAGCAGTTTTTCATAATATTTTTGAAGAATAATTTGATTATCTTCTAGGGTAAGTCCTTGATTAATAAATCTATTACAATCTTCTTTACTAATAATTTTGGTAAATGTGTGTATTTCATCTGGATTGTAAAACATTACTTCAAGTGAATTTATAATCTCCAAAGGGTAGGGATTCCACAGGTACAGCAAGTCTCTGTCTTCGGGTGGAAACAAGAGGACTCTTTTTGTACCCTCAACTTGACACAAGTAATTATCGTCTAAATCATAGTGTAAAAGAGTTCTTATATTTCCAAAATTAATCCAGACTGTATTTTGTCTGAATTCACTTTCTTTATCGATGCGATGCTTGTCCAAGTGGGGGAACTGTCTGCTTTGGACAACATATGAGTGTGGATCTTTTTCCTCATAAAATTGTTTGAGTGGTTTTGTCACTTCTTGAAGCAATGTGTCTTTGCACCTTGATTTTACAGATCGTGTACCAACTATATTTGTTTTGGTAAGACTCACCTCTACTTCTGTGTTTTCATCAAGTTCGAGATCTTTTATTTCGTGTCTAAATTTTATAGGGGAATCCTTGTTTCTCACCCCCTCTTCCATTTTAGCCACGTGCCAAAAGTTTACTGCTGTATTCAATTCACCATTTGAAAACACAAAGTGAAACCATCCAGCTGGAATAAATATCCCCTCACCTGGACCTATTGAAATCTCTAATTTGTGTGCAGTGTAATACAGTGGATACAAGTTCTTGTCAGGGAATTCATCTACTATTTTCGAAAATCTCCTCTCGCTAAAAAACTGTTCGACATCCATTCTGTATCTAAATGTGAAAAAATAAATGAAGATAGTACAATGGAAGAGATTATCGTTTACGCTGACTCGAAGAACAGGGACACCAATCTGTACCCGAGTGGTAACTCCTATGTCCTCCACCTGACCAATCCCGTCACAAATGTCGCCCAGGTGGATCTCGTGACGGCCAAGGTGCCCAACACCACCTTCAACCTGACAAACGGGACGGCAGCTCTCACTGTGGGCTCCACCATCATGAACTTTACACCTGGTTACTACACAGCCGCTGGACTTGCTGAAGCCATCAATGCCCGTCTTGGAGGGACAAACCAGGGTGTCACCTGGGAAGCCTTCGATGGCAGGTTCCTCTTCCAGTCAGCCACTCCCTTTACAATTTCAGTTTCAAATTCAATTTCAAAAATGCTTGGGATGGAGGCGAAGGTATACACGGGTGTCCCTGCATCGGGGGATCCCGCCTACTCCCAAGTCTTAGGTTCAAATTACTACATAAAATCAGACAAGATTGTGGACCTCACAGTGAATGAGTACATCTTCCTGGACATTATCGAGCTGAGGACACCCTCCACTGCAGAGGCTATCGGCATGAAGCCAGATGGGTCTGGCACTTACACAGGTGGTAACATCCGAAACTCATTCGCATCCATCCCTATGAATGTCAACTCGGGTGCAGTCAAGTCGTACTCTGAGAGCTCGGACTATAAGGCGGAGGTGACCTATCCACACCCCATCAACAAGATTGACCGCCTGACGGTGCGATGGGTGGATGACTCGGGACAACCGGTGAATTTCAACGGATTCAATAACAACTCATTCGTCTTGAGGTTTCACCAACCCAAAAAAGAGGAGCCCCCGCCACCACCCCCTGTTGACATGGTGGAGCTGAGACGCATCATGGAGGACATGATCACAATTCAAAAACCAAAAGAGCCCGAAGTGAAGCGGCCTCTTGTGGGTCGATGGACCCTGATTATATTTTTAATTATTGCAGCTCTTGGGTACTATAGTTATAACAGGGTTCGAGCTGTTGCGCCTGTTGTTGTGCGGCCACCACTTCCTGGCTGAGTGTTTACTTGGTGACTGCGTACATCACCTGGCCTGGCTCCTTCAGCTGCACGTTGGTCACCAGTGCCTTCAGAGTCATGTAGACGAGGATGGACAGCAGGGTGGTGAAGATGGCGCTCAGCACATAGTACTGGCCACCATTCTTGCTGACCTGGACAACCTGGGAAATCATGTAGCGGACGGCATCCATCCAGGCAACGGCTGCTGCAAAGGAGAAACCAGCTACGATAGAGTTGAGGGACTGAGCCTCCAGCTGAAGACCAACTGAACCGATAACACTTGCCATATGTACTATTTATCACGAAAAAAATCTTCATCAACCTCTTCGTACTCCTCCTCCTGAAGAATCACAGAATACTTCACCTTGGGCTCGAGCTCCTCAAGCTGCTCAATCTCAAACTCCACAAACTCGGTGTACTGGCGCGTCGGTTGGTAAGGAACTGGCTCATCCTCCTCCATCCATTCACCTATTTTAATTAGATATTCTGTCCTGCTTTGTCTACCGCATTCTTGATTGAAATCTCAAGTGGAGTCTCGGGGACCCACTCGCTCCAGGTGTCAAAACACTCATTCATCTTGTTGAACAGCTCCTCGCTGCCTGAGTACCGCGTGAAAGGCTCGGACCCCTCCTCCACCTCTTCAACCTCCTCCCACTCCTCCTCATCCTCCTCCTCTTCCTCGTCATAAATCTCTGGGTAGAGACTACCAATCTGCTTCCCAGCGACATTCCGCGCTGCATACATAAGACCCATCTGAACATCATACGCGGTCACCGTGTCCCGACCACACGCCTTGGCGTAGTGAGACGCCAACACAGTAGCAGACTCCATCACAGGCAAAAACAAATCAGCAACCTCCTCCATACCTAGTTACCTTGGAATCTGTTTATCTGACCACCATCTTCCTCATTCGGAAACAAAACTTTCCCCTCTTTAAAAAAGTTGTAATTCACAGCATAAATTCTTATAAATCGAGCCTGAGCACTTGAATTCATTGTAAGTTCTAAAATTTGATTGTTAATTCGAGACATGTTCACCTGACCACATGGCGAGGAATTCTCCGGATCGAGACTGAATGAATACATATAGAACTTTCTGTCTGGGACGCGCGTGTGGTACTCCATAGCCTGGATAGCACGAAGGTACAGAGGGGTACCTATGTTCTTGTCGATTCTCTCCACGTTGTTTAATTTTAAAACTAAATTGGAAAGCTGTTCTGAAGTGCCGTTTGTATAGGATGACAAGTCTGAACTAAAATAACCATCCGTTGTAAAATCAAATCCAAATGAACCTGTATTTTGTATAAATAAAAATATCTCTTTGACTGGATTCATGAGGTCGAGTTGCAATCTGACGTTGTTGACTCCTTGTGGGGCGTAGAACTCTACTCTCTGCACCTGCTCATAGACTTGAATTTCCCTTTTTAAATTGAAACCGATGTAAGCGTACTCGACAAGGAGTTGAATGTTGATTGGCAGGGTGTACTCGTAGACTGGTATTGTAAACAGAGATGACTTCTTAAGTATAACACGAAACTGTAGGTAATCATCCCTCATTTCAAACCCCTTCTGGAGACAGGTAAATGGTATTGGGAGTGTGTACTCAGTGTTCACCGTGGCTGAAGTTGCAGGGTACACACGGCCGGAGAGGTACTGGAGGGTCGCCTGCTTCCCCTTTGGTGTCTTCAAATCAAACATCATCTCAATGTACTCCCCGTACAAACGCTCAACCATCTGATCGTTGCACAAAATTTCAACATAATCTATCATATATGTCATCACCGAGTCGCAAAATGCAGTAGGCATCAATGGGGTTGTGAATTTTAAATATAAATTCGTAATCAGGTCTCCTCTCTTTATGATTTGTGTTGTGTTTTCTGCACCAAAACGGACATCCTTGTCAAAAGTTAAAACTTCAAGACGCTTGGCAAATGGAACTTGGCCGGTGTATTTTTCCAAAAAGTATGTCACTTCGGGGTTTCCTACAAGCATAACATCATCCGCCCCAAAGTAGGCAAGTGTGGCTCGTGCAGCCATATCTTATATCTCCTGCGAAATTTCTTTACGCAGTTTTAATGTAGCTGTGAGAAGTTGAACATGAGCCCTGCTATACCATTCTCTATTCTGAGGATGTTGTAATTCATAGCGTAGACCCGAAGGAATCTGTACGTTGATGCGAGGGGACTCACTGTTAGCTCGAGTGAAATGTCCTTTATTCTGCTCATGTTAATCTGACCGGTGGGCCGTGGATTCATAGGGTCGTTTGCAAAAGAGTACACATAGAAGGACCTCACCGGAGTCACATTATATTTCTGAAATGTTTGCACATACTGAAGGTACTGGGCATCCACCACCTGTCGACTCAGAAACTCCTGCCCATTAAATTTCAATCCTAAATTGAGAAGGCCGTTGTTTGTAAAGTCATACGGCGCCTGCCCTGCGTTCTGAATCACAATGTACATTTCCCTTACAGGATTCAAAAAGGGCATGTTGAACACCCCTGTAGAGAATCCCGGTGTAAGTGTAAAGGAAAGAGCCTGGGACTGTGTTATCAAATACTCGAGCCGGTTCCTATTCATCCACTTGACCTCACTGTCAGAAAGAAATCCATACTCAACAACCATAGTCATAGACATACTCTGATTCAGACTCGTAATATTAGACACAAATGTAAGATTCGAAAACGGAAGGAGTGTCACAGCCACCTCCAAATCTGATCTGCCAAGAGCACACACGGGAATAGACAACTCCGAATTCCCATAAAAGTAGAATGGAAGGTTTGTGTAATATGTTCGTCCGGGGTCAAACACATTTGATGTGTCGAGCTTTCCAGTCAACAACTTGAGTCCCGGCTGATTCTCGTATGGAACATACAAATCGTTGTACAACTCAATCTGTTCACCTGAAAGGCTCTGAATCACCTGGCCGCCAATACGCAACTCGGCAGAATTAATCACATAAGTTCCAACAGAATCTACATATGTGTAAACTGGCACCAAGTTACTGGCAAGGAGACCAACAGAAAACATGGTATTTGCGTATACAGTTGTGGTTGTTCCGCTTGTTGTCAAAAAGGACACACTTGCAAGTGCCGGAATAATAGTTGTTGCATTTGGAACATAAAAAGGGATTCCAACCGTGTACGGGGGGAGCAAACCAACTGAAATTACATGGGTCGCTGTTAGTGTTGATGCGCCGGTGACTGACACAGTGACAGACTGCAAAACATCAGAGGTACACAGAACCGCCTGTAAAAAGTACAACCCACCGACAAAGATTGCAATTTGGGCACCGCTTGTTGCAATTTGTACTGTAGCGCCGGTTGTCGTCCACCCAGCCGCTGTAAAGTTTATGGGCGAAGACAAAATAAAGGACGGAATTGAAGGTCTAAACATAAGTCCATTTTGCGGAAAAGAAGAGGTTGGACTTGGCGACGTGTTTTGTATAAACTCTATGTACGACACATTTGAACCTAAAATTGTGTCAGAAGCAACAGTTCCGCTCAAATTCTGCATTGTGATGTCTATAAAATATGGGAGAGTGGTATATTGGACTGAAATTGGAATGACAAAGTCCAAGCTCGGGAACAGTGTCTGACCTTGGTATGTTGTGTAAGTGTATGTGTTTGCGCCTCGGGTACCCGAACTCACGCTTACACTTGTCAGAGTGCTATTCTGAAAAGCAAATACAGCCGTCATCAACCACGTCCCCGTCTGATTAAAAGTAAAACCATTCGATGCTGGAAGTATATTTAGCAAAGGACTCGTCGATGATGTATAATTTGTGAAATTTTGCAGTGCAATTTGTGTTCCAGTCACGGATGGTGTTTGGGCCATAGATATTTGATCCAAAGGACCTACCGCTAACCATGACCCCGGTTGTATCACACCATTCACTGGAAGCATCCGAACATCAATATACATAAATAAAGTTGGAACCCCACTTGGGATGACGACATTTACAGGGAGTGAAAAGATTGGGGTTGGTGTTGTCGCGGACAGTGTAAACACACGCTCGCTGATGAATTGAGCAGTACCTGGATGCCCGTCGGTTATTGAAAACCCGTACCCTATAGAATATGAAGCAGTTGGGGCGTTTGTAATAAATGACCCACGAATACAATACTGCCCGGGCTGTGTAAAACCTATAGAACCAAGAGTCGACTGGAAACAAAAGGTGGATCCAGACACCTGAGAAATATACAAATTTTTAGAAAAATCTAAAAACAAATAGTTTTGTGTGCTGTCTCCTGCTCGGGTGACGAGTCGAAAAGGTGTCGAACCGTTTGTAGACGGAACAAGTGGATTTTGAACCTGAAAATAAATTCCAGCTCTCTTGGCGGCGGATGGAAGACCGTTTCCTCGCGTCCAACCCCCCTGTTCAAGAGTGAAATCTCCATACGCAACAGTCTTTCCACTGAAAATAACTTGCGGATGTGAACTTGTTGATGTAACCAAATAATTCAAGTTTCCATCTGGCAATATATTATCGAAATTCTTAGGATCAAGACCCCAGAATGTGGCGAGACCCGGCTCGACAGTCACATTCGAATAGGACGTAAATGAAAACTTGTTGACATTTGCATCATATGTCACATTTGCAGACATTGTTGTCCCCGTAATGTAGACTGTATTTCCAGCCGGAATTTGATTTGTTGTTTGGGACGATATTGTGAATGTGATGCTTGTTGTTGTAAAACTGGATACCGTCATATTTCCGGACACTCCACCGGTTGTCCCTATGTACCCTGGGAACATGTTGTAATTTGGGAGTACATTTCCAGTTATGAAAGGGATGGTGATGCTTGTACCAGTCACAGGTGGGACTGTTGAGCTTGCAATGTACTGGATGACAGCCGGGTTATTCATCCACCCAAGAGAGGTTTGGAATTGAGATTGCAAATTGGTGGAGTAGTAGGTGATGCCGGTCGTGGGAGCACGAATGTACCTCCCGTCAATTGAAATTTTGGGCACAAAACCAGACTCACTGGCAATGTTAGACCAATTCCAATCATTTCCAGGATTGTTCAGAAAGGGCATATTCATCTTTAGAGTCATCCCCCTGACAATGTCCCCTTTGAATGGAATTTTACAAATAGATTGGGTTCCGAAGGCTTGTTGGGTTCCGTTGAAGGGTATATCATACGCCTCGAGCACAAAGGGTGTGTTTCGGGAGTACATACCCTGGAAGTAGGTTACACTCGGGGACCCTGTGAGCAATGCATCCTGCTGTCCCACTGCAGCCAGCTGAATATATCCAGCCGACGACATCTATTACAAACTGAGGTTTTCTTCTGGACACCCCCCCGCGTCCATTTTCAATCCATAATTTGAAAGTGAAATACAGGAATGAGTTTTAATCTCAAGAGGTTCGACCCCTCGAAGATGAAGGATGACAAGGTGTGTGTTTTCATAGGAAAAAGAGGTACAGGCAAATCTACCCTCGTCACAGACATCCTCTGGCACAAAAGAAACATACCAGCAGGTATTGCAATGTCCGGTACAGAAGATGGAAACGGACACTACAAACAATTCATCCCTGACCTCTTTGTCTACTCAGACTACAACCGAGAAGGCATCGAGAAAATCATGGAAAGACAAAAGAAAATTGCGGCTCGTGTAGGTAAGGAGAGACTCCCCCCGGTCTTTATCCTGATGGATGACTGTATGTACGACAGAGCATTCATGAGAGACACCGTGATGAGAAATCTATTTATGAATGGACGACACTGGAACATATTCTTTATGATGACTACCCAATATGTCATGGATATGACACCTATGATTCGATCAAACACAGACTATGTCTTTGTGCTCAGAGACAATGTCAAACAAAACAGAGAAAACCTTTACAAATGTTTTTTCGGGATGTTTCCAAGTTTTGATTCGTTTTGCCAGGTGATGGATGCGTGCACTGAGAATTACGAGTGTCTCGTGCTGGATACAACTTGCAAAACAAACAAGATTCAGGACATGGTTTTTTGGTACAAGGCACCTATTCGTCGGAATTTCAGGGTGGGGAGTCCCGCCTTTTGGCAGTACCACCAGAGACACTACAACCCCAGACACCAGAGTGCTATCACTCCAGGAACGGCCCCGCCGAGAGCACGAGGAGCCCCCACAATTGTTGTAAAAAAGACAAAGTAAAAAAATAGACTCTGATTAGAATGGCTATGATGAATTATGACCCAAATGCAGGGATTGATATGATTAAGGAACTCCCAGAAGAGAAAAAGGAGGGTGTCCCCACCGGACTGCTCCGAAATGAGCCTGAAAATAAAGTTGATACATCTCAAATGGCGGACTTCTCATCACCAATTGAGGAGGTTATGGCGGGTCCAGGGCAGATGATCCAAGATGAAATGATGGGTCCACCTAGAACACAGACCGGAAACAAACCAACCCACAGAAGTGAGGGTGGCGAGGGCAAAAAGTCCAAGTCAAACAACCCTTTTGGCCTCACAGACGAGCAGTTCCAGGCTGCTATGGCCGGTATTGTCGCCGTGATTGCATTCTCAAAGCCAGTGCAGACCAAGCTCATCACCATGATTCCAAACTTCCTAAACGAGGCGGGCGACCTCACTATGACCGGTATGGCGGTTACAGCCGCTGTAGCTGCCCTCATATTCTTTTTTGCTAAGCAATATGTTGTGAAGTAAGCGGAGCTTAATTAGGCGACATTTGGGTTCTTCGAACCCGATTGGCTTTCATCCTCCACCTTTTCCCCGCAATACTCCTTGGAACCAACAGCTTTGTACACACCAAGTGATGTACATATCACGCGAAGATCCCTAAAATTGTCCCAAAAACGCTGTGTGTGGTCGTACTCGGTCACAGTCAGATGTGCGAGCTCGTGCAGAAAAACATACATCGCCGACTCTATATCGTCTCCATCCAGGCAGATATAGATCTCGTACCCCTTGTTCACATTTGACCCCACGATACCACTGTGCCTGTCCGTGCCCGTTATTATTGCATTTTTGTTGCAAATTAGCTTCCACCTGTCCTCATGGGGGAGACCCCCTTGAATAATCCTGTACCTCCTCTTGATCTCTGTCAACATCGGGGGGTCGCTCGTCAATGATACAACATCTGCAAACACAGCCGCGAGAATACCAAATATCAAGAGTCCGTAGCCACTCATCTATTATTGCTTTACAAAAACAAATTGAGAATAAATGTCTGATATGAGTCCGTTTGGCTTTGGGAGCATAGGTTCCCACGTGAGCATCTTGACCCCGTGCTCCTTGAGGGAGTCTATGAGGGTGTTGGGGTCCAGCAGTGGTTCCTCCCTGCCACCGTCGGCGTAGAAGGGGCCGTCCGTCAGGTTCACCATCAGCCTGTCCCCACGCAACTCTATACTGTTCCCCAGTCTGTCTACGAATTTTGATTTAGAATTCAAAACTGAAAGTACCCTGGCCTTGTCAGGAGCAATCCCAATCAGGTACCCCCCTGGTTTTAAAGATCTGGAAATAGCCAGTATAGATGCCGTGTATATTTCCGGATTTTCGAATATGTAGTGTAGTGAAAAGTTGTAGCAGACGACGTCGTATGGTCCCCACTTGGATGCTGAGCGGATGTCTCCTGGTGGGAGGAACCAGACGCCCACTTGTGACTCGATTGCCCTGTTCTGGGCTTCTGTGAGGGAGGCTTCATCTGGGTCTACTGCAGTGATTTTCAATTTTGGAATGGAATTCCACTTGTGGAGGTCACCTCCTCTTCCACACCCACAGTCTAGAACATGACTCCCGGGGGCTACTGATTTCAAAATTAAATTGCGTTTGCATTTGTTATGCAGTCTACGTAGCTCTTCCATAGGTCATCAGGTTGGGTTGTCTTTAGGTGGTAAACACTTAAAGAGTGACCGCCTTGTACTACTAAATGGGTACTCTCGAGCAGGACTACTTGACCGTTCCCGGGCAGATGTTTGCTTGCATTTCCTTTGTGGGCCCTGACCAGCCGCAGCGCAACGAGAAGCTGGGTATGAAGATTCGTGGGTGTTTTGCAACACGCGACGAGGCGTCAAGCCACGCCAAGCGTCTGCAAAAGGAGGATGCCCTTGTTGACATTTATGTCGTGGACATGTACAAGTGGCTCCTGATTCCTCCTGATCGCGACCAGATTCAGGATGTGCACTACCAGAACGAGAAGCTTGAGGAGATTATGACCAAGTATCGCGAGAATCAGGCGCAGGCTGCGGCTATGTTTGAGAAACGCAAGCGTGACGCGATGGCCAAGCCTCTTCCCGGTGATTTCCCCTATATAGATCCGTCCGACGAAAACTCCAGGTACTACACAAAGCCGGATGTTCCCCCAATTCCTCACCCCGCGGAAATCCTCGAGGAGCTCAAGAAGGAGTTTCCCGACAAGCCAATCGAGGAGCTCGTCAAGATGGCGGATGACAAGGTGGCGGCCATCATCGAGGAGCGCCGCGCAGAGACCGAGGCCAAGGTTCAGCAAGTCCTAGACACCGTCAAGGAGGAATAATCTCAGCATAAAGTATATGCTTATAATTACATTATTTGCTTTAGGTCTTGTGGCATATTTAATTTATAAAGCAATCAAGAGTGTAAAGACGACTTGTCCTCCCCGGGTTTCCCAAGCCGTGCCTGCATATGACAATCAGTACGAAGTTTTCAGGGACATGGAGCCAAACTCACAGGTTCGGGAGAATCCGTGGGTTGGGTTTCTTCAAGAGGACCTCACGAAAAACAGAACTGGTCCAATTGGGAACTTTACAGGAAACGACTCAAAATCAGGTAATGTTGTAGCCTATCTTGTCGTCTAGTTATTAAAGTATTTTCTTGCATTGTTGACAATTTGGTTGTAGACTGCGTTTTTTATTTTATTAGGCAGGTGATACTTTCGGCGAAGAGCATTTTTTAGTTCAACCAATCTTTCTTGAAGAGTACGATGTCTAATAAATCTTCTATTCATACTGTTTCTTGTGATACTTATACTATGGTTAATAGCTCGTCTTTCTCTTGCGCGGTGGTGTCCAACCTCCCGGGGTCTCCCCTGAATTCTGTTGTTAACAGTACGCAATCTTTGCCTATTTCTTTCTAGTCTCTCTCTGTCTCTTTCGTTTATTTTATTCAGTTGCTCGAGTTCTCTTTTGACCCGGTTGTACTCCTTCTCGAGACTGGTATTCATATAATAGTAATTTAGATAATTCTACCAGTCCTCCGGCCCTGGACTGGAATTTCTACCAGTCCGAAGGACTGTTCTAAGCAAAGCTTCTTATTTCGCTTCGCTCTGAACAGGTCCTTCGGACCTGGACTGAAACTCACTTTGTCGGGTTGATGATGACTGGGCGCATATTTGTCAGGAGAATTCCAATAACAATCCCAATAAGAATCCCAAGCACGACGGGGTTGCTCTTGAGTTTATCGATTGGATCCTCCCTTTTCTGAGTAAGAGTTGGCTGGGGCGTTGGCTCTGGGCGAGTGGGCCATGTGTTGTTTTCAGGCAATTCTTCGCTTTTTGACGACAGGAACGATGGGTGCTCCATTATCATCTTCATCACTCTCGTTTTTATCTGGAACAACAAAGCCATCTAAATTTCCATATTCATCTGCATCTTCCTCGTCGTCTTCATCATACTCCTCATCCTCGTCATCGTCATCAATATCATCCGTGTCGCCATCATCTGTATCGTAGTCCTCGGGCGCGTAATCATCCTCAACCTGCTCAACCGGCTCGTACCGAACTGGGGGCTTTGAAACTCGCCCGCTCCGGGTTCGGATCTCACTGACCGTGGGATCTGACTCTTGAGGGGACAAAGGCTGTTCCTGCTGCATTCTCTGGGTATTCCTGGATCGTCTCGTTTAAGTACTTTGGGAAGAAATAAACACCTTTAGACAAAGCAATTTCATTTATAACATGTTCTCCTTCGTATCCAAGTTCACCGGCGATATCGTTTAGTCTGTCTTGGTACACGGTGTCATCCGCGTGCCGTATCCCCAGAGAAATGTCTCTTACATTCTCGACTGCTGTATAAAGAGCCTTTGCAGAGAGGTCAATGTCCGAGTCTAATTTGTTTCTGAAAAGTGCCATATTATTTAGGAATCGTTGCCAGCTCGCTGGGTCGAGCCCAGAGTATGGATGTACCGCCTGTTCGAACTTCAGGAACTGGCCGTGTGTTCCTTTCGGAGAGACAAGCCATAAAACTGCTACTAGGAGGACTACCAACAGTAACGACCTCATCTACTATACTCGGAGGAAGAATATGTTCTGACCCAGCGAACCCTTTGCACTCCTCGTTGAAACACCGCTGACTGACCCTGCCTTTGTTCAACAGAAACCAAACATGGTTCGACTTGTGCTCGTCCCGTATCCTTTCACAGTACTTGGAATCCGTCTGGATGTACCAAGCATCCGTCCCATCCTCCATTCGCTGAATCTTTTTCACCTGCGAACGCCTCTGACCTGGAAGATACCGCTGAATAAACTCCTCAATCGGCTCACTCTCTGGAATGTACTCATCCGGATCCTCCACCTTCCTCTCATTCGTCAAACACCTTATTGAAAATAAGGACAGGGTCTCGACACTCGGCTCTTTTGAAAAGTGCTCACCCCCCAGTATCCTCCACGGTACATACGGACCACCCGAGGGCTTTTTGTGAGACCACAGCATCCGCAACCCAGACCCCCCATACACACTCGAATCAACCACATCCGACCAATTCAAACCATCCACTGGTGGAAGATCGAGCAAAATCTTGGAACGCTTCGAGATGGCATCCTGCTTCGTCACCTTCAAGTCCGGCCAGTGAATGTGAACACCGGACTTTATCAAAGAGTCTTTAATAGGACGGGGCTGTGCTCGAGCTATACAACACCTCCCGGGACGCCCAAGCGACTCGTGTATCTTCTCACAAATTTCTAACAAAAATTCATCTGAAAGTTTTTCAGGGGCTTTATAGTCGAGATCTACAAAGAATTTGAATACATTTGTTTTTTGCTCTACAACATATAATTTGCGATTTTTCAGTTGCTCTATGTACACCTGAAAAAATGCATCCATGTCTTCGTCTAGGACAAAGAGGATACCTCCGTCCATCAAGGTGTGTGTCCCCGGCGCCTTTGGGACAACCCACTGGTCCATTGTTTTTATAGGTCTTTTAAACTTTAACTAGTCCTCGTCGGATGATGTCTCGAGCGCAAGTCTCGCCCAAAAACTCTTGGGATTTGTTGGTTTCTCGGGGACTTCTGGAACCTCCTCCTCTGCCGTCTGCTCCACAGGGGTTCCCTCTGCGGGAGCCTCGGCAGGAGTCTCCTCCTCGGGAGCCTCCTCCTCCAATTTTTCAATTTCATAACATAATCTGCGAATGGTCATTTGCTCTGCGAGACTTTCTGCTGTTGAACCATCGTTCCTGAGCGTCGCGAGCTTCTGAGCATACCAGAGCTTACTGGGAGTCATCTATTTTCTATTTTGAATTTAAATTCTTAAATTAAACGGAGTCTTGTTTTTATTTTTAATTGCATTTATGAATTCGGGGTTTGAGATGACGTGGGCACGGATCATGGGCCAAAGGTTTTGTCTGTTTGTGATACCTTCGAGAGTGTCAAATTCGCAGGCGTCGTTTTCATCATAATTTTTGCGAAAAGGCACAACATTTCCCTCCATTTTTTCCTTTTCTTCTGTGAATCTCTTTATGATGTGTCTGTGTTCTATTTGTGTCATTGGGAGGTCGAAGACGTAGACGTGGTAGTGGTTGAGTACATCCACGCCATCCTCTAGGTCCCTTGGTTCCGGGGTATCGGTCGAAAACTTGAAGTAGGCGTACGAGCCTCTCTTCAGGTTGATCGTTCCTCGTGTTTCTTCCTCGAGTTCCCTGACTGCACACCGAAGTGGGTTGAGAATCTCTCGTCGGCGACACCCGCCGGTTACAAATGTCCACTCCTTGTATCGCCTGTCATGGACGAGGAGAAAGTGAGGAATTCCTTCAATTTGGCTCATCGGTATCGCTACTGCTTTGTGTCTTTCTCGAGTCATCATTTTGACCCTTTTCTACTATGTCTGGACCAAAAAATTCCTGGAGTTTCCCGCTTCGCTTATCATACGATATAAGAAATACTATTGCGGCGAGAATGACCCACACCCACAGGGGCATCTTTGTACTATTTCCTATTAAAATTTCAATTTTAGTTCGCGTAGAGGACTGAGCCGAGACCGTTCTGGATGCGGAGCACATTGTAGTTGACTGCGTAGAAGTATGGGTTGGAGACGAGTGGGTTTGTGAGGGCGAGAGGACCGGTGCGGCCGCTGGCATCGGTCAGGGTCACAGGGGTCAGAATGCGGTAGGTGTCGAGGCGGGAGAAGTTGATTGTGCCGGTTGGCTGGCTCTTGGAGGTGTCCAGGCAGTAGCTCAGGATGGCCACATTTGCAGTCTGGTTGTTGTGCATGTAGCCGAATGGTGTGTAGTAATACTGTGGCTTGTCGACCCACTGGGGCAGATGGCGGAACTCGCCGACATCCACGCCGTTAATCTGAGTCTTGAGCATGTAATTGGCTGCATTCACAGAGTTATTTCCGTTCTGGAACACATTGTCGTAGCGCTGAGACTGGAAGGCGATGTACTTGACTGGCTGCGCGAGGGACAGCTCCTGAACGGGGTTGCTTCCAATTGGCACGCGAACCACCTGGTGGATGAGCAGGTCGTGTGTATTCTCGGCGAAAAACTTGCGCTCGGCCGCATCCAGGTAGATGAAGTTGGCCCAGCAAGCATAGGTCAAGCTTGCGTAGGTCACGGCGCTGTTGGAGGTGCCGGAGAAAAAGGACACTGGTGTTCCGACAATTGTAGAACCGGGAGGAACTGTAGTCTGGGCGGCGAAAGTTACAGTCACCGTAGTGGCGTTGGAGGAGCTCACAACCACTGGGCCCACAAGGGGAAGACCAGCCACATACGCCCCTGGCTGGATGTTTGCTCCGGTAGTAGGGGAGGTGATGTTGTTGATGGTCAGAATTGAGGATGTAGAGGTGGAAGTAATAACAGTGTTTGCAACCACGCTTGCAACGGTTGTGGGGGCGTACACATTCAGTGTGGAGTTGGCGGGGAAAAAGATGTTTGAAGCGCTTGTTGTGTTTGCAAATGCAATTGTCAGGTTGGAGGGGCTGGTTGTGTTGCCGACCGTCTTGAGGACTGCGCACAGATTGGAGTCTGGGGTCAGAACATTGGACACGAGCATACCGGAGAAAAGGGGGCCGGAAGCTGAGTTGTAGGTGAGGAAGGCGGTGTTAGACGCCACTGCAGTCACGGCGGTCGCAGCCACATTGATGGTTGCCTGTGGGACAGCTGATAACACTGGGTTTGTGGTGGGGCCGAAGGTGACAGTCTGGCTCAGAGAGGATGACCAGGTGATGCGCAGCTCAACATCGTGGAACTGCAGAGCCACCAGGGGCAGGGCCAGGAAGTAATCCTTGCAGAAGAACAATTTCAGGGGGAAAAATGTGGATTTCTGGTTTGTCATAAAGCCAGGGGCGTTCAAGTTGAGGTATCTGGTTGAAAAGGTCTGCGCGCCCACGACTGGCTCGACATCGCTCATCCACTGGAAGTCCTGGGTATCAACCACCTGACCGCCGATGAGGAGCTCCACCTTGTCAATCACCTTGGACCAGTCGAGACCAGAGATGCTCGCATTATTCGTATCACGAGCAGTAAAGTACACATAACTCAATAAGTCACCCTTCTTTTCAAATCGAACAAGAGAGATGCCACCTGCCTGTGGTGTACCCTGAATCACCTGGCGCTCAACAGAGTGAGCGTAGTGGGTATATCTCTTGTAGTTTGACCGGAAGAAAGACACCTCAGGCTTGCCTGTCAACCAAGCGTCCTGAGCACCAGTTGCGACGAGCTGAACTATGCCTCCGCTCATTTTATAATCTTAACCTAGGTTTTTTTCTGACTTGTTTAGTTCGCAGACAATGGTTGTTGAACGAATGAATTTTTCTCAAGTTGCTTGATTGCAATATCAAGTGTGTCTGTATAAGGATTTCTGTTCCCCTTGAATTCGTTAAATTTGTCAAATTCTGGTTTCAAATAAGTGGAGTTGAGGGCTGTTCCACCCCCGGCTCCTCCTGCCTGCACGGGGAATGGTATGGACTCGGATCGAATGTTTGTCATTGCGCCGACTGCGTTTACGGGGTCGTCTCTGACATTCATTCTACCTGCGTTTCCTGAGCGATCTGGGTTGGATCTGTTGTTTGACAGGTGTGGCAGAGACTTGTCATGGAGAGCGCCGTCGTAGGGCTGGTACACATTGTACTGGGCGGGGCCGTACTCGAGGGTGTCTCCTCGGAAACCAGTCTCTTG